CCTTTGCACTCCACTATTCAAGTCCACGCCCAGCGCAGTAAACGCAGCAGGGCTGAGGTCCACCAGTTTCTCGTTGCCTGTCTGTCCTCGGCATTGGCACCAGTCCACCACCCACGCCACGATTGCCTTGCCGTTCTTCAGGTTCTCCACGATGATGCGGTAAGGCTTCTTCCCCCATCGGAAGTCCTTGATCTTGCGAAGGGCTGGACCAGCCGCCGCGTAGAACAGCGTCGGCTTGTCGCCTCTCGTGTACCACGCTGAGTTGGTGGTCGCGTCAAACCACGTTGCTTTGCCCTTGACGGACAGCAGCAGCGACTCAGCGACAGGCGTTGGCTCTGGCTTGAACGAATCGCGCAGCGGTGCCTCATGCGCGGTTGGGAAGGCGAAGATGATGGCAGCGGTGATGATCAGTGTGATCGCCGAGAGCCAGACGCTCCGACTCCTTATCACTCAGGCGGCTCCGCTGCTACGAACCAATCGCAGAAGTCGTCAAGGTCAAGGATGATTACGGCGCGACGGCGACCACCGCCCACGCCTGGGCTGTCGCCAATAACCAAGCCGCGCAACTGATCGCTCTTCACTGGCACGGTCTGCAACCACTCCCACTGGCGCTCGCTAAAACTGCCGCCCACCTTGCACTGCACGGCGAGCCAATCGTTCGCAACGTCTTGCTTGCCGCCGAACTGCCCGACGCGCTGACCCTTTAGTCGCTTGGCAACTTCTCGCTCGAATGCGTTGCCACGCTGTCGGCTGTTCTTCCCCTTGCGGCTCTTGGCAGGGTCAATCATCTTCTTGGTCGCTTCGTCCTTGAAGTAGCCCATCAGACGAGTCTCGCCAGCAGCGCGGTGTTGCCGTCGCTCAGGGTGAAGCGGCTTGGCTGCACGATCATCACGCCGTGCTTCATCAGGTCAAGGTTGGTCTTGCGGTTGCCGATCCCTTCGTACAGGAAGAACCAGCCCTCTGGAGCGATGGCGTCGGCGTAGCGCTGGCTCAGGATGCACCAGACGCGGCCAGAGACTCCTGGCTCGTAGCACCACGCATCGGGACCCTCCTGCACGGCGATGACCTGATCGTCAAGGAACGGAGCCTTCCGCTCGATGCGGGTCACTTCACGCAACTCCTGTGATACCAGGCGAAGCGGGTGTTGCGCTTGTTGGCAACGAAGGTGATCACCTTGACCCGCCACGACTCCTTGAGTGTGTTCAGGTCACCACTGCACGCGCCGCAGTTCGTTGCTGCGAAGACAGGCTCCTTGCGAGGTCCACCTCGCTGAGCCTTCACTGCTGCCATAGCACGCTCCTTGTGATCCAGATGATCGTGGCGAACGCCAAGATGATGAAGATGGTACCCGCTGCCGCGCCGCCACGCTTAGCCGCTACAGGCAGCGACAGACTGACGATGATCACGAAGAAGAGTTGCAGCCCTGCGATGATCAGACCAACTGCGTCCCACACGTCAGTGACCGATGTTGCTCAGGCTGCGAACGAGTTTCTCTATTGCCTTCTCGACCGCCTCCTGGACCGTTGCGCCTGTGAAGGTGATCTCGCCGTCCTCATCGTCAAGGATCACGTGCCACTTGTCGCCGTCCTTGACGGCCTCAGCGAATCGGTAGCCAGCCTGTGCTGCAAGAATCTCCAACTCCTTGAACATTAGATCTCCTCCATCTTGTCGGTGATGACGCGGTAGGCGTCCTCAGGCGACAGGTTGCTGGTATCCACCGTAAGGTCTGCGGTGCTGTCTGTCCATCCCCTCTCGGTGATGTCAGCACCTCCCAGGAGAATGCCTCCCATCCTCGCTGCACGCACTTCCTCCGAAGCCGAGAGCCGAACGATGAAGATTGACGGATCAACGATCCGCAGGTACCTCACCTCGGCGTCAAGCCGCACGTCATCTACGACCACCCCATAGCCGTTCCGAACGATCTCAAAGTAGTCCTGGCGCCAGATGCGGAGCCAGAACTGGGTGTCCACCCCTCGGACCGCAGAGCCGAGGTCCTGCAGCAGTTCTCTGCCAGTGAGCGTGGTGTCACCGAAGTTCCTGCTCACCTTGACCGTCTCGGTCTTGGTGAGTCCTGGATACGCCATCTCAGCAATGTGCTTGATCGAGTCTGCGATGCCGTGGCGCTGGTAGCCACGATGCTCTACGAAGAGCGAGGCGATGCTGCTCTTACCACTCCCTTGTGGTCCAAGAAGAGCAATGCTCCTGCTCACTTGACTCCTCCTCTCGCAATAATCTCGCCAACAGTCATCACGCGATTAGTAAGAGTCTTCTCTTCTCTAGTTCTGTTCTGGTTCTTCTCTAGTTCTAGTGCGTGACCAAACCGTGACTCAAGCCCTTTTCCCGCACGAGCGCGCTGTTGCCGAATGGTCGACGTGGCGTCCACTTGCCATCGAGACCAGTTCGAGACCTTGACGAGACCATCTCCAGATGCCTCCAGCAGACCCTCGGCGATGAGTCGAGGCACGCACCTTGAGAGGCGCGGCCCGACCACCGTGGCGAGGTGTCTTCGGTCACGGAACTCGCCCCCCTTTCGCATCTCCTTCGCCACTTCAAGAATCGTGACGAACGCACGAAACTCAATGTCGCTGAGGCTGCTGATAATCGCGTCCTTGTGTGCCTGTGCTGACCACTTGATCCATAGAGCCATTTCAGTCCTCCTCCTACTGTCTCTTGATTAGAACGGCAGTTCTTCTAGACCCTGCGTGTCCTCTGGGACCATCTTCGGCTTCGGTGGCTCGCCACTCTGAGCAGCGACGAACTCACGGCTCGGCTTGTCCTTGCACCAACCGCCGTCTGGCGTCTTGTGAGACGCAGCCCAGAATGGGTTGTACGGCTTGTTGGTTGCCTTGCTCACGCCGCCTGGCTTCAAGGTCCAGAGTTCACCGTGGCTGCACGTCTCGCCGCCGACGTTCTCGGCAAAGAGCATCGCAGCCTTTGCTGCGAGGATTGCGTCATCCGTCGCTGGGTCAGACCCCCTCGTAGAATCAACGGAGAGGGGTGTAGGAGCCACGGAGAGGCGCGGAACACGCCCAAGTGGTACTGCGGCACCCCTGTCTGGTGAATAGAGGCTCCTGCCCACTCCCAACTGCGCGGCGCATCTGCGGAGCGCATCACTGGCCGCTGACTTCAGCGGCTCGTCGTCCTGGGCAGAGTTGGGGTAGCCGAAGTCCTGTCGGATGGTGGTCTTCCCGCCGATCACGACGGCGAGCGATCCGTGGACGACGTTGCGAGCGCCGTCTGCGACCTTCACCTCGAACTGCCAGCCCTCTATGCCGAGGGTGTCATCGAGCCGCTGCGCGACTGCTCGCGCGTCGGCGTAGGTGAACGTCATCCCTGCTCGCCCTGGGCGATGCTTCAGGTCCTTCTCCTCGAATGGCGCCAACAGCGCCTGTGCGATCTCCTTGCTCACTGAACCTCCTCGCCTAGCGGATTGAGTTCCGCGTAGGTCACGTTGTGGCTGACGAACTGCGCCTTCTGGCCGTTCGGGAGTGGGTCGCCAATCTCCACCCGCTTCGCCTTGCGAGCCAGATCCTCGCCGCTGATGATTCCGCAGACCCAGCCCACGTCATAGCGGTGAAGTTTCGGATCGCTGTGCTTTGTATGCCCTGGAGCCAACCGAAGGCTGATGAACGCATACTGCTCGGCGTTCTGCCTCTGGCTGTTGTAGTCGTAGACGCTCGCCTCATAATCAGGACGAGGATCTACTGCTCGCTCCTTCGTCTTGACCTCGACCGTGCCTCGGTCGGTGTCGTAGTCGTAAAAGATTGACGCGATGAACTCAAAGCCGACGCCGATCTGCTCAAGCGCTCGCTCAAAGACCGCCTGACCCACCGCGCCCTCCCAGACTGCGGTGCGGCCCTTCTGCGAGAGGCTCTTGTCCACCTTGCCAGGCGGCAGAATGTCCTCACGCTTGGCGATCTCAATCGCGCGCTGGATGACCCGCTCGTCAATCTCGACTCGCGTCACGCCATCTCCTCGTTCTTGAATCGGAAGACTCGCGCGCCTGGAACTTCCCGCGTCGCGGCTTCAATGATCTTCGGGTCCACTTTCGTTGCGACCTCCTTCCAGTCGGTCTTCACCGACGCCTTGTTCGCCTTCCAGGTTGCCGACCATCCGTTGCCGACGATGCCAGCCTTCTCGCCGATCGCTTCCTTCAGCGAGATGGCGAGGTTCTGGAGTTCCTCATCCAGCAACTTGGACTCGTATTGCTTCTCGGCATAGAGCGCGGCGACGCGGTCAATGCCTGTCGTTGCGTTCTCGTACTCCTCGCTCGCCTGCGGCACAACCTGAGCCAGCGCGTCAGAGTCCTGACCCTGCAAGGCTGGAGGTGTCTGCGTTGCCAGAGAGTTCCTGAACTCCACTGCCTTGCGGTACAACTCCGTCTGGTAGTCCAGGCTCGCAGTCACCCGCTCGATGCGGAACACCAGACCACCGAGCAGGACTGCCACGTCGCACCACGGCGCAGCCGTCACAAACATCTGCCACTGCACCTGAGCCACAACCTCTGGCGGCACTGGGTGCAGGCTCCAGCGTGGTGAGGTGCTCGTCTTGATTTCTACCAAGCCGTCCTCGCCGACGATGGTGCGATCGAGCGACGCCATCACCCAGGGAAGTTCCTTGAGTCGGACGATGCCGTTGCTGCGGCGCAACTCGCGGCCAGTCTCCATCTCGTAGAACTCTGCCACCGTGTTCTCCAGCAGGATGCCGCGCACCGCTGCTGGTCCAACTGGATCAGGCGTGAACTTGCCCAACTTCTCAGCCCAGAGTTGATACGGCGTCTTGTATGGGTTCAGCCCCGCGATGACCGAGACGTCGGTCGCCGTGATGCCGTCAGCCCGAAGTGCGAACCACTCAGGACTGCGCTGCTCTGCCTTGACGAACTCGTATTGCTTGCTCACTTGCCCTCCTTCTTTCTGTCTTTCTTGGCGAACCCTTCGCCCTTGTAAACCACCGCCGCTGGCGAATAGACCATCCGCATCCAGCGGCCGCACTTCTCGCAGCGCGGGTTGTAGACGTTCAGGATTGAGTGCGTGTGTTCCTCCCTGTGTCCGCAGTCGCCGCAGCGATACTCGTAGGTCGGCATCAGCCTGCGACCGCGAACAGGACGACCAGCATCCAGAAGCCGATGATGGCGAGAGCCACATCGACCACCTGGTCGGCGCGCTTCTGCTTTTCTGCCGCGCGCTCCGCGCGAGTTGCAACTCGCGTGTAGACGAGCGGCTGTGTCTTTCGGTTCAGTTTCATCGCATCGACCCCAGCGCCAATACCAGCACCATTGCTGCAATGCCCATTGCGACCGTGAGTCCTTCTAGGATGAGTGTCTTCACTTTGCTGCCTCCTTCGCAACTTTCTTGCTTGCCTTCAGATCGGCGGACAGAGTCCGCCTGGATACGATCTTTCCCTTCTTGCTAATGCCGAAGACTGGGTCAACGCAGTTCCCATCGCAGCGGAAGCAAGTTCCCCAGTGGCCCATCGAGCCAGTCCCGCCGCAGCGACTGCAGGGGATGTATCCCAGAGCGTTCGCCTTGTCCCAGTTGACTTGCTTCACTTTGCTGTCTCCTTCATTGCTGGGTTAATGTCGAGTCGCGGGTTGCGGCTGATGCCGAGGCTGAACGCGTGACCAAAGCAAAGCCAGGTCGGGTTGTCGTGGATTCGTCCGTAGCGATTCCACTGGCCCGCTGCATCCGCTTCGCATCGGCTGCGATCCTTCTGTCGGTACTCGCAACGCTTCGTCATCAGCGCACCTCCTTCGCAATCTTGAACTCTCCGCCGTTCCAGGCGCCGTGCGCCATCTGGTCTGGAGTCTTCAGCGAGAACGCGGTGAACGTTGCGGAAACTTCTGCGAACTCAATCGCCTGTCGCGCTGCAACCAGGTCGTGCTCGCAAGCAGTGATCAAGATGTTCTTCTTGCCAGCAGCGATCCTGGTGCCGCCGTTGCAGTTGCTGCACGAGCGCGAGTTCTTGCCCCAGCCCTCGCCATTGAGTCCGAGTCGGTTCTTGAGTTCCTGGTACTTCGTCATCGTTTTCTCCTCTTATCGGCCCTGCCGTCTGGCTGGGTTCCTCCCGATGTCACTACCTTACACCGTGACGTCACGGGTCGTCAAGCCCCTATTTTGAGCACGATTTTGGGAGGGGTAGCCCCCAGGCTGGAGGAGGTCAGCCTGGGGGTTCGCTGGCTGGGCCAGCGTAGTCATCGTCCTCGTCTTCGAGCAGGTCCAAGATCACTTCCAGGCACGCTCGGCAGATGCCGTAGGACAGTACTGCAGAATAGCCGACCGTGAGGCTCACCTCCTGTTCGGCAAACTTCCACACCCTGGCTTTCTCCCCACACGGCGTGCAGGTGCCGATCAGGTCTGGGAGTGGCGCTGGCGGGCCACTCAAGAACGGCATCAGCGCAGGCGGATTAGGTACTCAGCCGAGACCTCTCCGTCGCCGTCAAAGAACATCAGCCACTGCCCTGGCTCGCCAGACGCGCCGACGACCTCCTGCGCGAAGCGGTTGCTGCTCTCCAGCGACGGGCTGCACCACGTCGTGATCTTGCCGTCGGCAAGGACGAGGCGCGCTGGTTGATGCCAGTGTCCGAACCAGAGATAGTCAAACGGCGCAACGCTGAGACGCCAGCCGCTCGCCTTCTTTGCGACGCCGTACCACGGCATCCCAAGTCCACCTCTGAACTGGTCGCCGTGGACGATCATCCCGATCTTGCCGCCTGGCAGTTCCAGCGTGTCGTACCAGTGCCGACCACCAACGGTCAGGCTCTCCTTCCAACTCACGCGCTTCTCACTCTGCACGAGTGAGCGCGCGATGTTGTAGAGGATCGCGTCGCTGTTGCTTTCTGGCGAGTGATCCGAGTAGCGCCCCAAGCGTCCGTGATTGCCGATTGCACCGTAGACCTCGACATTAGGGAAGAGTGCGGCCATCGCGCGCACGAACTGCGCGAGCATCTCCGCACCTCGGAAGATTTGGACGTACAGACCGCCAGCCTCAACCTCGTAGGCTTGCCCTGGGAAGATGTTGCCATCTGACTCCACGAGGTCGCCAGTGAGCAGAATCTTCACCGTGTCCACAGGGTGATCCTTGCGCTGAATCTCTACGACCCGCTTGACCTTCTCCGCGAGCAACTGCAGCCGCTTTGCCGCAGTGTCAATGTCGTAGTCCACGCTCTTCTTGCCGAGTTGCCAGTCGCTCAGTTGAACGACCGCCACCTCGCGCTTTCCCTTGCGCTTGTCTGGCTTCGGTGCGGGAACGGCTGGGATCTTCATCCCGACTGCCGCATCCTTCGCGGCGCGGTAGACCGCCTCCACGAGTTCTTCGGTCTGCTGCTCCTTCTTTGCGAGTGCGCGAAGTGCGCGTCGGTGCGCCGACTTGAGTTCGTTGAGTTCGTCCTCCCGCTGGAACTCGATCAGATCTTCTGGCATTTGCAGTCCCCTCTCCTGTGTCGCTGGATGTTCTGCTGCGCCCAGTGCTGGTTGCGAATCTCGCACCACTTCTGGATTGCCTTTGCCGTGATCTTCGCGGCTGCGAGCGCCCTGTCCAGCGATGGACGATCAGCGTCGCTCACCTCGAGCAACTGGTAGCCGCAGAGTGGGCCTTTGTAGCCACCCTGCAACGTCAGGAACTCGTCTAGGTCCTCCATTTCAACCTCCTACTTTCGGCGCGACTACACGCCGATCTTGCGAGAGTGAAGCCTCCTCATCCTTGTGTCAAGCCCCTAACTTGGCGCGATAGACGGCGGCTTCAACGGCGTTGCCGATTGCCACTTCGTCCAACTTGATCCCACGCTTGGCGCAC